CTTGGGGCACTACGCGTTTTTGTTTTAGTCCCAGGGCTTGGGAACCAAACGTTTTTACTCGTTTTTGGTTCCAGACAGTTGAGTATGTTGTTTCGTTCTGCTCAACGAGTTAATCGCCGTGTATTGGAGCACGTTAAATTTCCATATGGCAGGACACAGCCTGCAGCAGATAACGTGGTTGTTCACCACATTTCGACGAAAACTGTGTTGACAGTTGCTGGAGCAGCAATCGGGATATATCTTGCTTATCAGTACGGACGACCGATTGTGGAAAATACCATTTGCTTGGCCCGGAGCGTTACGCACTCCGTGGCACGAGTATGTGCACAGAGCATTGCTTTAATTTTCTCACCGGTCGTAGCCGTTTACCGATTTGTTGCACGGAAACTGTCTGATTGGCGGTCTGCTATCTTACATTCCACCGCCATTCGACCATCTCAGCGTCCAGAATTTATGCGTCAGGCATTTAATGATACACCTCTGACTGAGATGAAGGCTCCAAGTAATCACTCCCATCCCCATGCCGCGGCTGATCGGTCGGCCGCTTCAAGTTTAATGGATCGTCTCGCCGCCGGGACGGGACGCGTTGGATATTTTATTCAGCGTTCCCGTTCTGACGAACGTAATGATCGGCAAGGGTCTCGGACTTATTATTGGACTAAGGATCTTTCAGTGGAAAGGAAAGAACTGAAGATACCTTCTAACCCTCTTGTTAATATTGTAGATGTTGACCAGTATTTGGATATGCCCCAGTTTCTTTGTGACAATTTCTATCCTACTTTGTTGTACACTTTCCAGCCTACAGCGGTAGCCCGCGTTGCGGAGAATTATAGTTTTACTTTTTCTTCGGATAGCGAGGTTAAATACCATGTTACTGGTGGTGGGTTGTATACCCACTATGTGTGGAATTATAGTCAGGATCATGTTTTTGTTACTCAGAAATTTTGTGGTGTGACCTACAAGTCAGCGTGCTATTTAATTGACCGGAGGAGTACCGCACTTGATCATGAATTGATCATGCTTACACCTATGTGTAAGTGGCGAGGGTTATGGGCTTGGTTATCTGTGAATTGGTTGTATGGTAGAGGCCTCTCACGACTTGATCTCAATCGTGATGGGTTTAACCGCCTCCAAGTTCACAACACTAGTGGGGTTTCCGTCTCCACCGGTGTACCAGGTTCTTACGCTTGTGCCACTGTCCCAGTAACAGTAGACGATGCAATATCGTCCATTGCTCGTACGGGAAAGTATGACCTAACCATGCCTCAGGTGCTGTCTTTTGTTGAAGGTGACCGAATAGCTGCTTCCTCCTTAATGGAGTACCATCGCACTATGTCGGAGTTTAAAGGTCCCAAACCGGACGTTGTATGCCCGGTACCTGTGGCCGTTAGACGGTATCAGTTTGATCCTGCCCGCTATGAACCTGAAGCCAAACCTTCGTTGCATGCGTTCATGTGTCCTTTGATACATGATGCCTTCAGTCCTGACCAGACTGTTGCCAACGAGGAGCAAGCAATCGTCGGCCGAGTGGAGAGGGTAAAACCTCGACAATTGGTCATGACGTCTTTTCTTGCAAGAGTCATGGGAGAGTTTGTGCATGAGTTAATACCAGATCAATACGCTCAATCATTTGATCCAGTGACATATGAGGAGGTTTTGGAACGGCAACATCGCCCTACGCAGCGACGTTTGCTTTCTGAGGCTGAACCTATGCTCTCTGAACCATTGATTAGGAGTTTCTTGAAGAAAGAGGCCTATGGGAACATTAAAGACCCACGTATTATATCAACAATTAATACTGTTGATAAGCGTGAGTACTCGATGTTCATGTATGGTCTTGAGTTAGTTCTGAAGAACCAGCAATGGTACGCTTTTGGACGGACTCCTCGTAGAATCTCAGAGCGAGTGGCCGAGGTCGTCGCCAACGCAGAAATGGTTGTTAATACGGATTTCTCGCGTTTCGATGGCCACGGGTCAAACATTATGAGGGAGTTGGAACGTATGGTTCTCTTACGGGCTTTTCGGCCCAAGTATCATGAGACATTGTCCCAACTTCATCGTACGCAATATGGCCTTAAAGCTGTTGCGACGTTTGGCACATGGTATGAAACGGCTTATTCTCGGGCCTCTGGGTCCCCTGAAACGTCGTTGTTCAACAGCCTTGTTAACGCCTTCGTGGCGTTCTTGGCTTTGAGAATGACTAAACGTTCCGGGGTGTTCCTTGAGTCCTCTGAAGCCTATGCCAAGTTAGGCATTTACGGTGGGGATGATGGCCTCACTGCAGATGTTAATCCCTTGGTATATCAGCGCGCTGCCAGCACTGTGGGTCAGGAGCTCACAGTAGAACCAATTATCCGTGGCAAACTTGGAGTAAAATTTCTAGCCCGTGTATATGGTCCAGATGTGTGGTACGGTGATTTAAATACTTGCTGTGATTTACCCAGACTATTGTCTAAACTCCATGTCACAGTGAGCTTGTCATCGAACATCACACCAGTTATGAAATTGTTGGAGAAAACTAGATGTTACGTGTTGTCAGACGAATTTACACCTATTATTGGTGATTTCTGTCGAGCAGTCGTTGCTATTCACGGCCCTACTGAGATTAAAGTTGTACCAGGAACTGAGTTCATGCGAACTTGGTTGTCCAGGTATGACAAGAAAGAACAGTATGTGAACGTTGAGGCCCAATGGATGTTTGACTATGTCGACACGGCACTTCCAGAATTCGACTACAAGCGCTTCACCACCTGGATCAATCAGGTCACTTCGTACGACCAGCTATTGAAGGCACCTACCTTCCAAGCACCTACTCCGGCTCATTCGAAAGACCCTGTGGTTGTTGATGGCGAAGTACTCCCGAGGGGAGCACCGATCCGCAGCAAGCCTAAGCGTGACGTTAAGAAACGCGAAACCAAGGTCGTTCGTAAAGAGGCGAAGATTAGTCTTGATGATATCAAAGGGGAAGTTCCAGTACCCTTACAAGGTCAGCATGGCTATAGGGAACGGAAGAAAGAGTCTTTTGAAGAGCTAAAAGCACGAAAGGTCGCTGATGGTACATGGGTAGAAAGGCCTAAGAAAGCTAGACAGGCTGACGAGGGCCCGCCACCGCCAAAACCTCCGGCGAGGTGGCAAAAACGGAGCCCCCCGAAATAGTCGGGGACAACTGTAGTATTGATGCCGGGTGAGTTTGGGCACCCGACATTTGAGTTTTATCCTACTCGTTAAACTTGGGTTTTTCAATACTACTTTAAATGTCAAACTCAAAGAATGTCAAGTCTAAGAAGAAGAAACAGAACAATGGTCTCGCCGCGATTAAGAAATCTATTCTTAAGAACAAGGCACCTTCTGTCCCTTCGAAGAAACTCGTCCAGGCTGTTGCGCAGAAACCTCAGATATCCGCTGCACCCGTTGCCTACGGCAGGGTTGCCTCAAATCGGGATCCAATCATCACGACACGCGACGGTGTTACCACAATTGCAAAGAGCGAATACGTTACTGACATACCCTCCACCCAGGAGTTCGATGTCGCAACGTTTGCCATTAATCCGGCCAATTCACTACTGTTCCCCTGGTTGTCTACACAGGCAGTCGGGTACACACAGTTTAAGTTTAAGGAACTTGTTTTTCGACTTGTTTCCACAGCTAAGACTGGTGATGTAGGGAATTGGATGCTCAATGTATTGTGGGACTCACTCGAAACCGTGTTCGCAACGAAAGGTGAATTCCTGAATTATGGCGACGCTACCGAAGGAAACTTGTGGAAGGATGTTATATTTAAATGCAGTAAGGCAGCAATGTCTTATTTCAACAAGTACTTCAATTATGTGAACGGCACTATTCCTCCGACTGCGGATCCGAAAACATACAATGTTGGTATGTTAACGGTTGCGAATTCGAAGAATGCTGCCGATGCAGCTCCTGTTATTGGGGAATTACATGTCGACTATGTAGTCGAGATGGCTGTCCCGAATGTTCAGGGTATGTTGCTTTCACATGATCAGGGCTACTGGTGGTACTACGGTAACAACCAGTCGTTCGGCTTGTTGCAAGGAATCACCAGCAACTACGGCATCGAGCTAGTCACTGATATTACACCCACGAAAAATAACTTCAGATTGAAGTTTACGCATTGGGGGGAAGGGCAAGAATACATCGTAATGGTTCAAGCCCTTGCTACCGCATCAATGTCTGGCTACATTAGCCTCTCACCAGCAGTGGTGACTGGGGCTACTGTGGTCCAGGCTGATCTCCCTGCTGCTAATGGGCGTAGTTCTGACTGGAACGGTACTTGTGGTGCTGGTTATGGCTCCCTGTCATTCATGTACATCACCCCTACACAAGATGTGGTCACGTTTACTGGGATTACTAGCAATATAACCACGGCAACGACAAAATTTATTTTGTTAGTGTCACCCGTAGCACCTGATCCTGTGATTCCTACCTTTCCTGCACACTGGGGAATGAGGTATGGCTTTACTGATACCGGAAACGGCCCGACGCTTAATCGGGGCAAATTACGGTACAAGATGCCACACCATAGACCCTATTTGAACCCGCTCCAAACCAGGGCGGAGATCAAAAGTGCTCCGATAGGTTACCACTTCGATCATGTGAAACGGTTCTCGGACGATATCGACGAAGAAAAGAAGAAAAATGCACTGCCCGCCAGCCATCCTGCAGCACAAGTCTCTGACTCTGTTGCCGTAGGGTGGCAGCCCGGGGACAATCCATCCGATTTTAAAATGTCGGCCAATAGTGACGGCTCACTCCGGACCTACACTAGGGTTGTCCTCGCTGACGGAACAGTTGTTCTCAAGTCTGATCCAAAAGGTCAGTATCATGTAGCTTCAAAATCCGACGATGAAGACTATAATGTGGTTTAGTAACCCACATTATATGAATGTTTTATTTTTAGACACCC